GGCGCTATGACTTCAGATATTTCCGTGCGATCAGACTGGGGTTCGATAGCACTAGAAATGACCATATTGGATATATGCTGATTAGTTGGAACTGCAAATTCCAAATCATCACAACCTGATACGAAAACATTAACAACAACGTCATTGTCAACCAGACTATTGGGGACGGTAAGTTCATTTAGAACTGATATGGAAAGAGAACCATTATAATTGTCGGCAGTATTGCCATAGACAGTGTTGAAAATGAAATATGGTGCTAGTGTTGGTTGAACGAGTAAATAACTAAGAGGATTAGCCATGCCAACCTCAATAGTGAAATCACGCTCGTTGGAAATGTCAACAATCCTCGTGAATGTTGTGTTAAACTCCTTGCTTGTTGGATGATAAGGATCATAAGTCACAACAATACGACCTCTGTGATAAGCTGAACAGACGACTTGGAACCTATACTTCATAGTACCCCTCCAGTACTTAAAAGGTAAGGCCGCAAAGGTTACAGCAGGCAAGTAATATTTGGTGGTATCAACGATGGCATGAATTGGGTTAACACGAATAGAAAATAAATTATTGCCATTGACCTTAGATGTGGCCCAATCAAACGATGTGAGATAGGACTGCTTGGTTACTATCGTGGAAATAACCAACTCATCGGTGGTTTGAACACCGCAAACCGATGGATCAATAGTCAACTCTTGCTTAGAATCAAGTGTTAACTTAGAAACATCATCCATTCTGTCTGTATTGGCCAATCTAGTAACAGCGTGTAACCTAACAGTCTTTAAATCATTTACATTGGCAGGGGCAGAAAAGCCAAAAATGCGTGCTAAAGATCCAATGGTGTTTGAAACCATCTGAGTGGCTAACGCATAAGGACCAATAACAGGCATTGAAGATAACATGCCAGAACTGTGGGCCACAGAAGAAGCCAAATTTTGCACAGGTGACGAAGAATACTCACCTACAGAAGTTCGCGATGATTGAGCAACAATTGCAGATGAATTCTTGCTTGTGGGACAAGACAAACGAACCTGCTCGGCCCAAACAGTAATTGTGATAGTAATGGG